ACTCATGCGTGATCAATACAACGCGCACATCGGACATACACCTACTGGCGGCACATCGCCGAGCGTGCCAATGGAATGAGAACCCTATTTCTTCTGCCTGACTCTTGGGATCTTGCGCTCGATTCTTCTGGTAACATTGCCGTGGCCAGCGATATCTATCAGCAGGCTCAGGATGTTGCCAGCGCCTGCCGTACCTTCTCGCGCGATCTGTATTACGATCAGGCGGTCGGCATCCCCTACTTCGAAAACGTATTGGGTCAGTTCGGCTTCCCGCTGTCGCTGTACAAGATGCACCTGGAAGAGGCGGCCAAGTCCGTCACCGGCGTGGTATCGGCCAGCGCGCAACTACAATTGACCGGGCGCGTGGCCAGTGGCGCCATCCTGTTCACCAACGAAGATAATCAGACCGGGCAAATACAACTATGATTCCAGTCATCGAGATCACCGACATCGGCCTGGTCGCCCCCACTCGCGAGGCGATCACGGTCGGCCTGTGGGAGATCATGCGCGGCGCTTTCGGCGAGGATCTGAATGAGGACGCGCGCACGCCACAGGGGCAACTGGTCACGTCCCTGACGGCAGCCATCGACAATCAGAACAGCGTCATGATCGCCCTCGGCAACAACTTCGATCCGCGCTATGCCATCGGCCAGTTTCAGGAGGCGCTGGGCGCCGTCTACTTCCTGAAGCGAAAGCTCGCTACCCGATCCATTGCCATGCTGGACTTTATCGGCATTGGCGGAACGGTCATTCCGACTGGATTCCTGATCATTGATGAGGCCGGTTTCGAGTGGGAAGTTGCCGCCGCTTCAACCGTTGGCGCCGGATTAGTGGCCGCGCTTTGCGTCACGCCAGGCCCTATTCAGGCCGCGCCTTTGACCATCACCACCTTCAAGGAAACCATCGACGGCCTGGACCGCGTCGAAAACCCGGACGCAGCAGCAGCAGGTTCTAATCAGGAGTCCCGCTCTAACTTTGAGACTCGCCGTTACGAGTCGGTCGCGGCCAACAGCAAGAACATGAACGCTTCGGTTCGCGGTGCCGTCGGAAACCTAGCCGGCGTCATTGATGTGTTTGTGGCGGACAACCCCACTGACGCATCGATCGTCATTGGCGAGACGGACTACCCGATGATCCGCAACAGCCTGCTGGTGTCGGTAGTGGGCGGCGATGATCAAAAGCTCGCTGAGATGATTTTGATAAAGGGCGGGACCGGATGCTCATTCATGGGCAACACGTCGATTCTCTGGAAAGACGAAGCCAGTGGTGGAGCCCTCCCTCCCGAATACATCGTCAAGCTTGAGCGACCCGACCACGTCACCGTTTCGTTGCGCCTGACCGTCGTTGATCCGTCAGCCATCTCATACGCCAACTCACAAGCAGCCAAGGCGCAGATCGTGGCCGACTTCCAGTCTGGCGAATACCGCGCCAAGATCGGCGGCTTGGTTGTGGGAGCGAACTATATGCTGAATCTGGACAGCGCGCTTCTGCGCCCAGTCAAGCTGGAGCTGTCCACGGACGGAGTGGCGTGGGATGAGTTCATGCGCTTTGGCGTAGATCAGTATCCAACGACTTCGACTGCTAACGTCACACTGGTGGGCATATGATCGAAAAAACGATTATGAGCCAGTACGCCAACAGCCCCCGGCTGATGAGCATCATTTCAGGGTTGTGGGCGGCGATTGATCCCGCCAAGTTCACCGATGACTTTTATCGACTGGTGATGGACATCCCGAACGCCAACAGCTACGGCCTGGATATCTGGGGGCGGATTGTCGGCATTGGCCGGACGGTGACGTTCGTTAACCCGGCCGGCGAATACTTCGGGTTTGAGGATGGATTCTATCCATTCAACGAGCGGCCATTCAGCGCCCCTGGCAGCGGTACGGATACGTGGGAGTTGGCCAACGATGCGTACCGCGAACTGATCCTGCTGAAAGCCATGGCCAACACCGTCTACGCCTCCGCGCCGAACATCAACGCGCTAATGCGGGCCATGTTCGACAAGCCGTGTTACTGCCTGATTACCGGGCATATGCAGATGCGGTACGTGTTTGAGTTTGAACTTTCTCCGTACCAGCATCACTTGGTTTACGAAACCGATATTCTCCCGCGCCCATGCGGCGTGGAAATCAGCATCATCATAAGCGCCGATCCGGCCGGTCTTTTCGGTTTCTACGGATCTGGCTTGCAGCCATTCGGCCAAGGAGTTTTCTACAATGCAGCCTGATTTGATCCTGATCCCATTTGGCAAAAATGCCACAGCAGGGACTATTGAGCCTATTCCGGACACAGCTGGCCCCGGTGACGGACCGCAGAAGGCGACGTGGAATTACGGTTTTCCTCAAGTCACCATGACCCCGCTGGGGGCCGGAGGCATCCCGCCGCAAGGCCAGGACATCAATGGCGTGCTCAACGCCATCAGCGAACATACCGTGTTCAATGGTCATGGCGGCCAATACAAGTGGTCAACTGCATACGTTACGGCAAGCGGCGGATACTCGATTGGCGATGTGATCCAGGCTGACGACGGGCTGAACTCCTACGTCAGCCTGGTGAATACCAACACGGCCAACTTCAACACCACCCCGGCATCCATTGGCGTTAGCTGGGAACTTTATGCTGGGCGAAAGACGCAAACTCAGGCAACGGAAACAGTTAAGGGCATTGCTGAGATTGCCACGACTGCCGAAGTTACTGCGGGCGCCGACGATTCGCGTATAGTCACGCCGCTGAAACTGCAGCAGCGGCTGTCTGCCGTTGTGGTTTCAGCAACAGAAACCGCCAGTGGCATCGCTGAGATTGCCACGCAAGCGGAAGTGGCGGCCGGCGTCGATGACGCTCGAATAGTCACACCTAAAAAGCTGATGGCGACACAAGCCACTACAGCCCTTTCTGGTCTTTCTCGTTTTGGCACGCCCGCCGAGCAGGTTGCGGGCATTCTCGCAACTGTTGCGTCCAACCCTGCAGGGGTCTTGGCGCTCATTACCGCAATGTTCCCTAAGCGTTCGTTTGCAGCAAAAGATTTTATTCGCATACCTGACGTGACAGACGGGTTCATTTTTCAGTGGGGGCCAATCAGCAGCGCAGCCAGTGCTGCAAAATCAGAAACCCTCCAAGTTTCATGCCCTGTTGCGCATCTTGCCGTTGTGCTTACAGGGCTCCAGGTTACTGGGGCAACCCAGGCATACGCAACGCTTAACTCTAAAGCATTGGGATCTTTCACTTGGACGGGTTTTGCTGCGCCAAGCGGCACGGCTCCGTCAATCACAGCGTCTGTTGGGCAAGTTCAAGGCTTTTATTTTTCGGTCGGTTTCTGAGGATTAGATATGGTTTATTTCAGCGCAAGCATCCCTGGTTTTATCCCCGCGGAATGGAAAGACGACGGCACGTACACCGAGGCAACTTGGCCGGCTGATGCCGTTTTGTTAACGCCCGAAGAAGAGCTGATGTATCGGACGCAAAGCTCGCCAGATGGATACCAGCTAGGGTCAAGCAGCGATGGTCGCCCAGCATGGGTGCTTCCGCCGCCACCAACTGACGCAGAAATCGCTGCCGCCAATACCGTCAAGTTGCAGCAAGCGACCCAGCTGGCAGCAGCACAAAAGTCCGCTTTGGCCAGTCGCGTAGGGACCTTACTTGATGCTGTCGAGCTTGAAATGGCAACCCCGGAGGAAGAGGCTGAGCTTCCAGTTCGGCAGGTTCAGTTGCTCGCATGGAAGAAATACGCAATCTATCTTGGTCGCGTAACGCTTCAAGAAGGCTGGGCGCTTACGGTTGCATGGCCCACACAACCAGCTGAAGGAATGGACCTCACCGTGTCAGCCTCCGCGCCAGAAACCGTTTAGCCAATCAAACCTGTAAGCCGGTCGGACATTCGACCGGCAGTCTGGGGAATGCATTTATGCCAATCACCGCACAGCAACTGCTACAGATCCTCCCGAGCGCCGGCAAGCAGGCTGGCGTGTTCGCCTCGGCACTCACGCTTGCCATGGACAAATACCAGATCAACACGCGGCTTCGCATGGCTGCTTTCATCGCCCAAGTCGGCCATGAGTCCGGCCAGTTTCGGTACGTGAAGGAGTTGGGCGGCGATCAGTACCTGAGCAAGTACGACACCGGTACGCTGGCCAAACGCTTGGGCAATACGCCTGAGGCCGATGGTGATGGTCAGAAATTCCGCGGGCGTGGTCTTATTCAGATCACCGGGCGATACAACTATCTGGCATGTAGCAAGGCCCTGTTCGGGGATAACCGTCTCCTGAGTACTCCTGAATTACTTGAGCAAGCCGAGTGGGCCTGCAAGTCGGCGGCGTGGTTCTGGAATTCGCGAAACCTGAATGCGCTGGCGGATGCGGGTGATGAAATAGGGATATGCAAAAGAATTAACGGCGGTTTAAATGGGCTTGATGATAGGATGAAGCTCTATAAAACAGCTATGAGCGTACTCAGCGATGCAGCTACCTAAACTTGCGAAAAATATTGCCGGTCAAAAATATGGGCTTCTTACCGCCATCCAGTATTTGCGAAGCTCAAATGGCGCCGTGTGGAGCTTTTCTTGTGCGTGTGGAGGCGCAACTGAGCTAAAAGCTAGCATGGCTACAGGTGGTCACGTCAAGTCTTGCGGGTGCCTAGGAGCTTCCACAAGGTTCGCGGGAGAACCTATTCAGGAAATGCAGAAAATTGGAGAATTAACGGCTGTAAGAATGGTTGGAAAGCAGGGTCACAATTTGCTTTGGGAATGCATTTGCGCCTGCGGCACAACGTTCAATGCGACCGCGTCCAACATTATTTCTGGGAATACCAAGTCTTGCGGATGCCGAAAAAGGAGGGTCTCTTCGGATGCGCTGAGAACGCATGGTCTTTACGGCACTCGCGCTCATTGCATCTGGCAAAATATGATGCGCCGGTGCTATGACACGAAAAATCTAGCATTTCCGAATTATGGAGGAAGAGGGATAACAGTCTGCGATAGATGGCATGACTTGAGGAATTTTTACTTGGATATGGGCGAAAGACCTAAAGGCCGCTCCTTGGATCGAGTAAATAATGACCTTGGGTACTCGCCAGATAATTGCAGGTGGGCAACCTTGACGCAGCAGGCCAGGAACAAAAGATCAAATACGCTCGTTGAGCGTGACGGAATCAAAAAAACCATAGCTGAGTGGGCTGAAATCACAGGCATACCCAGCTCAAGAATATCTGCCAGGCGAAAGCTCGGATGGAGCGACGATGAATTATTTCTTGGTAAGAATCCAAAACGTTAGGTCATGCGAGCGCCAGGAGTTCTATCAGCGCGCATTGAAGGTGCTGGCGTGAATCCGCTCCTGCTGCGAATCCTTCCCTATATAGCCTGTACCCTTCTGGTGGCTGGCGCACTGTTCGGCGCCTATCACCACGGGCTGTCGGTGAAGGACGCCCAGTGGCAGAAGCGATGGTCTTCGCGTGAT